ATCGTTTCGGGAAGAGGTTCTGAAAAGACAGACGAGAAAGCAGTTGCGTCAAAGAATTGTGAGGAATTGTGATGGGTGACATCAGCGAAGAACACGAAGATCGAATTGGTGAGTTCTGTGAATGGTGTGGAGAATTGTACGATCGATGTTATTGTGATGATTTCAAATGGGAAGAAATTCAAGACGATCATGAAAATCGGTTCGATCTTGATTTTGATACTGAGGACGATGAGTGAAGATCCGAAAGTATGACGGTGGTGATTTGAGACGAGTTCTTTGCGGCATGGTGACGGACCAAACCGTGTTGTCTAGGATTGCTTCGCAATGGAAGGCAGGTGGTTTGTTCGATGCTCGGTATGCCAATTTGGTTGGTGGTTGGTGTGTCAATCATCTTGAGAAGTATGGGACGTGTCCGAATGGTGAATTGAAATCGATTTTTGAAGAGTGGGCATCCAAGCCAAATGTTGATGAAAAGACATCTGCTCACATCGAAAAGTTTCTGATTGAATTGAGTGACGATCACGATGCTGAACGAGAGAAACCGAACAGCGATTATTTGTTGGATGTAGCAGGACGATTGTTCAACAAGATTCAGATGCGAGCAATGGTTCGAGAAGTCGAAGACGATTTGGATTTCAATCGAATTGAAGATGCCCATGGAAAGTTGTCTGGATTGATGCGGGTGGAGTTGGGAGTTGGAACGACTGTGAAGTTGTCGACCGATTATGAAGCGTGGCGTGAAGCATTGAATCCAGAACGAAGACGTTCTTTGATTTCATATCCAGATCAACTCGATGGATTCCTTGGCAAGTGGATGGTTCGAGAATCGTTGTATGCTTTCATGGCTCCGGACAAAACCGGGAAGACCATGTGGTTGATCGATGCTGCTTACAGGGCTGTAAGAAACAGATGTCGGGTTGGATACGTCGATGCTGGTGACATGGGGCAGAAGGAAGCCATCATGCGCATGGGTCAGAGGACGTTGCGAAGATCGTGGGAAGCTGAGACAATCAAATGGCCAACGCGGGTGAGCATCGATGAAGAAATTGAAATCGTATCGGAAGAAAGAGAGTTCGATGATGCACTTGATCCAGGACGAGCATTCAGAGCTTTTCAAAAATTGAGTCGGAAGAAGGACATGTTTCGTTTGACTTGTCATCCCAACAGTTCGATCAACGTGGCTGGCATCGAATCGATTGTGAGAGATTGGTGTCGTGAAGGATGGACGCCGGACGTTCTGATTATTGATTATGCAGACATCCTTTCTCCACCAACTGGGATCAGAGAATCGTTGGATCAAATCGATGCAACGTGGAAACATCTTCGGAGGTTGAGTCAAGAGTTTCATTGCTTGGTGTTGACGGCCACTCAATCGAATGCTACGGCTTACGGAGGACAAAGGACGTTGGGTCGTCAGCATTTCAGCGGACGGAAAACAAAGTTGGCTCACGTCAATGNAATGATTGGATTGAATGTATCACCGGAAGACAAAGAAAAAGGATTGACCAGAGTCAATTGGGTTGTACGTCGAGAAGGAAAATACAATGAAAGGTATGGTCTGCCGGTGGCTGGATGTTTTGCTGCTGCTTGTCCTGCCGTTCGATCGTTGGGAGGAAGATGATTTTTTGGCGGAAATTTTCAGTTTGTTCTGCTGAGAAAATGAAAATGAAGTATTATGTGATAGACAAGGACGAGTGTTCCTTGCGAAAACCCTTTTTTGAATTGGAGTGTTGAGATGGCGAACATTGTTTCTCGTGACGACATGTTGGAAATTTTCGTGGCTCTTGGTTACAAGCTGGCAACGAAGTGGAATGTTCCGAAGATGAACGAAAAGTTGGGGCCGGTTGTTGAGATGGCCAAGGCGGACAAAGAAATGGAGATTGACACGGACGAGGATCTCAACAAGATCTTTCGCAAGATTGTCGAGTTGGATGGTCAGATTAAAATTTCACCATCGGACGACACGAACATCCTTGACATTCCTACTGAGGATGTAGAAGAAGCAACGATTGATATTGAGAACGAAGAGGAAGTCGAGGAAGAGGAAGTCAAGGATGAGCCGAAGAAGAAGCGAAGGCGATCGAAGAAGGTCAAGGACGAGGAAGCCAAGGAAGAGTCGAAGAAGAAGCGTGGTCGTCCGAAGAAGAGTGAGGAAGCCAAGGAAGAGCCGAAGGACAAGACCAAGGAAAAGAAGTCTGCAAAGATCAAATCACTTCAGAATAGAGAATTTTTTGCAGGAGTTGTATTGAAGAAATATGGTTTTGGTATTGGTATTACAGATGAGATGGTGGAGGAAGTTGACAGTATGGTGGGTGGTAAATTGAATTCNAGGCAATCACGAAGTGTATTGACTAATGCATGGCGTGCAATTGATGGATATTTGAATGGATGAATGGAATGAGTGTATTTTTGGATAATTCCATATCTGCTTCAATCTCTTCATATCTAGAAATGTGTAAGAAGATAGGAGCAGATGTGGATTTTGTTGAAAGGATGGCTATTGCACTCATATCAAAAATNNAAAGGTAGGTCTATTGATTCTGTTGATGAAGATGTAATTTTTTTGATGGAGAATCGTTGGTATGATTCACTCAGTATGGAACCTGAATGGAGTATATATGAAGGTGATTATTATTTGAGTGAGTTATGGGCTTGTTGGGTTGTGTATTCAAAAAAAACTATTGCAAGTATAGGAAAAACAGTTCCTTTGCTTGCTGGAAGTATTGTGGATGATCTTGGTTCGATTGATGCAGTATTTGATCTTGGTTGTGGAATTGGGTATACAACTGCTGCATTGGTAGATATATTTCCGGATGCTGAGATTTTCGGTACGAATTTGGAAGGTACATTGCAGCGACAAATAGCAGAGAAAATGGGGAAANGTTTTGGTTTCTCTGTTGTTTCAGATGTTCATGCTTTGGATTTCAATAGTAGATGTTTGATTGTAGCATCTGAGTATTTTGAACATTTTCAGAAACCTGTTGAACATCTGAAAGAAGTTCTCAAAATAAGACCTATTGCTTTGGTGATTGCAAATGCATTTGGTCAAAGGGCATTGGGACATTTTGATTGTTATAAGTTCAAATNGGGTGGGTTTGGTATGTTGAAAAGTGTAATTGGCAACAAGGCTTCAAGATTGTTCAATGCTGAGTTGAGAAGAGCTGGTTATGAAAAACAGTCCACTGGATTATGGAACGATCGTCCGTCTTATTGGAGGTTGAGTGATGGATTGGGATAGCATAAAGAATGCAAAGAAACCGTTGGGAAGATTTGGTCCATGGCAATGGGCTGTTGAATTTGTCAGAGGTTGCAATTTGAATTGTTGGCATTGTCCTTCAAGGATTTTTCCAGCTGATGGTGTAAATTGTTTTATGTCCAAATCTGTATGGGAAGCCATATTCAGAATTGTAGCAGAAAACACACCGTACTGTCGTTTTGAAATAGGACAATGTGGTGAGCCGACGTTGCATCCGCATATGTTTGAATTTGTTTCTATGGCCAGAGAGATAAGTCCGACTACTCAGATTACAACATATACCAATGGAATATCATTGATGAAAGGGGATATTACATACAGGGAAATGTTTGATGCTGGTTTTCACAGTATTTATGTTGATATGTATGCACCAGTTGAAAAGCACATAGCATTGGCTGAAGCATCAGGCATAGAATGGTTTATGTATAATAATCATAAAATTGGCAGTGAGGGACATGAACGGAAAGCGAATACATATTACAATGATCCTGATATGAAATTGATTATTTTGCAGGATCGTCCGGAGAATAGGATCAAGTGGAGGAATGTTGGCAGATTGAGTACTTTTTTGAATCATATAGATTGGAAAGCATCCATACCATATGGTCTTGTTCCTGTCAGAGAATCTTATGAAAGACGATGCACGATTCCTCAACGATTTGTCACTGTAAGTTACGAAGGGGATTATACGTTTTGTTGTATTGATTTTTTGTGTGAGGCTTGTGGTTTGATGGGTAATGTTTCTGAAGGCTCTGAAGGATTCAAGAGATATTGGTTTGGTCGATTGATGCAGAGTATTCGTCGTAGATTGTTCAATAAAGATCGGGCAGGTATTCCATATTGCAGTAGATGTAATTGTGCTATTTTACAAAATTGTGATATGAAGATTTGGCCAGAAGAAACATTTGATCAATGGTGGGATGGAAAAGAATGGAGGGACATGTCTTCATTAGAAATGGATGAAGAAGTTTTTGCTGATGGATGGGAGAAGGCAGCAATCGCCAATGAGCAATTGCCAAGTGAAGAATGGGAACTTGAATGTTTGAAGAATTCAAAAAGACGAATTATCAATACAAGATCTGTTGTTGAAAAGAAAAATAAAATGAAAGGATTTTTTGGATGATGTTGAGTTTCTTCGATTTACCTCCCAAGTGGCAGGAGCATTGGAAGGGCATGCCTGCCTTCAATCAAGTTGACCTCACTTCCGATTCGTCCGTCATAGTTCACTTCAGAAATCCAGACGACAGAGAGGCGTTTGCCGAGTTGATTCAAAGGAATTTGACAGACAAGACGCGTTCGATATGGTATCCAAGAGAAGAGATTGGTCGGATGTCTGACAAGCGTTTTGTCTCCAATCAATCTTTGAATCCAAAGTATCCCATCTACGTCATCTCCAAGGGACGCTGGGAGTCTCGCTTGACCAGCAAGGCTCTCGAACGGATGGACGTACCTTATCGCATGGTTGTGGAGCCTCAAGAGTACGACGAGTATGCTTCTGCAATAGACGAAGAGAAGATACTCACCTTGCCTTTTTCCAATCTTGGACAGGGAAGCATCCCTGCCAGAAACTGGGTTTGGGAACATTCTGTTGAAGAGGGACATGAAAGACATTGGATATTGGACGACAACTTATCTGGATTTTATCGGTTGTATAATAACATAAAGACTCCTACATTTTGTGGAAACATCTTCAGAGCTGCCGAAGAGTTCACCGACAGATACGAAAACGTGGCCATGTCTGGGTTGAATTATTTCATGTTCGCAAGCCGTAAATCTGTTGTGCCTCCGTACTATCTCAACACTAGGATTTATTCTTGCATCTTGTTGAAGAACGATTTGTCTTTCAGGTGGAGGGGCAAGTACAACGAAGACACCGATTTGTCTTTGAGGATTCTCAAGGATGGTTGGTGCACAGTTTTGTTCAACGCTTTTCTNNCNNNNAA